TATGAGTGGATCGGTCCATATCAGAAACCTTATCGCAGAAGCGGGTAACCATACTCTGATTGACAGAATGAACGTAGTGGTTACCGTTCACTTCCCGCCAGAAATCAAAATGCACTCTGTACGCTTTTAACGTATCTTCAGAGTGTTTTTTCGTCCTATGCCAACGATAGAATGCTTCCTCTGCTTCATCCATCTTGCAGGATGTGATTCGTTCCTCAACGGGATTCTTTGTCAGAAGTTCAGCGTACTTATTTGCCCACAATTCTGAAAGATGCTGACTCCGATCCATATGGTAATCGAAATCATTACTGTAGTTCTTCTGCTTGAATTTCTTGTCGAGATCCTTAGACGAAATCAGTTTGAATTCTGATGGTCTTCCAGAGGGGGCAGGAAAGTCCTCAAACTTTCCCTGCCAGAAAGATTCAACGACTTTAGGGGGTCTTGCTTTGACTTCAACGATTTTGGAAATTGCCATATTCACCTCTCAATTAAGATTAACCAGATGTGAATATTATTCACTATTTGTTGTCAGATGACAAGTCCTTTTTCAATTTTTTTAGCTCTTTTTTGATATTTTTCAACAATATCTTAGCTTTTTCCTTCGTTTCTTCTTTTTCCTCAATTTGCTCGTCTATCATTTCACCCCCCAATCGATTCCTTGGCCTTTGAAATAGGCACGTTGCGCTTTCCTGCTCCACTTCCCAATCACTCTTAACGAGTATGATAATAGAATCATTTGAAATCCTTCTTTACGAGACGTTCCAATTGCTCAACATAAAACTCTAATTGTTCTATGCGCTTTAGACTGTCTCCACGTTTGCCGTTCCCAGACAGGATATAGCCAACATCAAATCCCATCTCTGCGATTTGGATTAGGAAATATCCGCTAGGTAGCACCTTCTTCGTCAGAACTTTACTGACGTAGGAACGATCAATCCCGAATTTCTTGGTGAAATCCGATTGGGTCACTCCTTTTTCTTTCATCACTTCACGCAATCTTTCAACGATAGCGTTCTGCTTATCTTCAGATATTAATTCCTTCATATTTTTTTTAAGTGGGTAATAGAACCACTAAATAGTAACAGATTCCTCATTTATGTTTAGTGTCTTGACAAGATTTTACGATCTGTCTATTTTTGTAGACGGATCGACAAGGATGTCGAAACTGAAAGGTTTATTTATGGATGAATTACAAGACCCTTTGCAAGCCGAAATTTTATCCCGTCTTAACTCGCTGGAAGACCGAATGATCGAGATTGCTAAACAGATCAACGTGATAGAGGGGATGGGTGCGATTGAAAAAAGCAGGGAGAAAATTGAAAGGACGAAGCAGGAAATCCTTGAACAACTGATGGAGAGAGCAAATGCAAGAAATAAAAACGCTTCTTAAAGAGACAATTGAGTTTCCTTTAAAAGAAGGTGAAGACGCTATGGTTGCGGTAATGCGGGAAGAGGAATACAGAGGAATCAAAGCAATCTCTCAATCGTTTATGAAACCTCTGGCAGACGGGAAATCACTCCACCATTGTCGGACAGGACTAAAAATCACTCCCTCCCTGAAAACCTCCCTCAACTTAGGATCTGGTTTCGATTCAATTTGTGAAGACGCTTTTAAACAGTTGGCTAATGACGAACCCGTCTTAGTAGACGGAACCGATTGGACAACGAGGAAGGCATTCCAATCAAGAATTGCAGTCAGACCAGACGAATTTTCTGGAAATCTGAAAAAAGAGGTGAAGGAACGGAAAGCAGAGTGGGAGTTTCTGAATCAGAAGCGTGTCCAGATTACAGAGAAGGAACTGAAGACGATTATGGAGATGCTGAAAAGTGCGTTGACGAATCAGAAGTGGCGGGAGTATCTGACGGGAGATTGGCAGTTATGCGTTTTCTGGTGGGAAGACGGATTACCTATGAAGGGGATGTTAGACCATATTAGTTACAAAAATGGTAAGCGGATTCCTATCGATTTAAAAACGTCTACAGACGCTACGTTAGACGGATTTACTAAGAGGGCATTCAATCTACATTACGACTTACAAGTAGCTCATTACCACAAAGGTTTGAGTGAAGTATACGGGGAAGAAAATATTGGGGTGTTTCGCTTCCTTGTTGTTGAAAACTCACCCCCTTATCTATCGTCATATTTTTTTGCAGATGACGGTATGTACTCAAGCGGGAATATCAAACGTGAATTTGCGATCAGACAGATTAAGGAATATCTGAATGGTTCAGAGACGTTGCCCGAATTTCCTAAATCAGAGGAGTCCTTTAAGTTAACTCCTCCTCCTTATATCCAATCGAAATTAAACGAAATGGAGATGTTATGAAAGCAAAAGGTGCTTTAACAAAGGGGGAATTATCTAATGTTTTGGAGATGCAGTTGCCAGAGATGAAAACTGCACTTCCAGAGCATATAAGTCCCGAAAAAATAAAGCGGATTGTAATGACGGAGTTTAATAAAAATCCCCGTCTTGCAAACTGCACCCAAAACTCAATTTTACGCTCCGTTATGGAAGCGTGTCAGTTTGGTTTAGAACCCAATTCTGTAACAGGAACCGCATACTTAATTCCCTACAAAAGAGGTGGAGTTGAGGAGTGTCAATTACAGATTGGTTATAAAGGCTTGCTGAAGCTGGCCTATCAAGCAGGAGTACAGAGTATTAATTCGTTTTCGGTAAGAGAACACGATGATTTTGCACTTCAATTAGGAACAGAACCAACCATCTATCACCGTCCAAATATGGGTGACAGAGGGGGCCTTATAGGGGTCTACGCTATAGCCGATATGGGACAGTCTGCAACGATTCCTAAGTTTGAATTTATGAGTGTTCAAGAGTGTAAGGAAGTAATGCTTTCTACCCCGTCTAAAGGTGCTAACGGACCTTGGAAGACACACTTTGAAAGTATGTGTCTGAAGACGGTATTACGGAAGTTATGTAAGACGCTCCCACAAGACTCAGAACGTCTTAGTTGGGCAGTTGATCATAAAGAAGGAAAGAGTGGTCTGCAGTACGATCTGGATACAAAGGATTGGACTTATGTAGACGAAGAATCTGCTAATTCTCAAGAGGTGCAAGAAGATGATGCTAAGCCCGAATAGAGATCCTCGAACTAATCTAATGATTAGAGACGGAGTGATCACCGAAAACGTCCTTAGATTCATAATGAAAAAAGACGTTGATAAAGGAGTAAAGAAATTCGCAAACAATATCGTTCTGCGTTACCTAAATGGTAAGGAACTACCAGTAAATTCTGAACACCCAATAGAGGATTGATATGTCAGCAAAAGCAATAGCACAACAAAAAAGAAGGGCAGAAGAGTTAAGCACTAGAAAAGAAGTTTTCTATGGCTTTACGAGAAAAGGAGAACTCCAAACTTTGGAGAAAGGTAACCGATCCAAAAGGGGGCCGATTCCTTCTCTTTTTAAGAAGCGTTTAACGGCTAATATTGAGCCGAAATTATGGAAGTCCTTCAAAGATAAATTACTTCAAAATAATCAGACGATTAATGAAGGTTTGATAGACGGAATTAAGTTTTATTTGGAGAAAAAGTAATTGGGACGGACGTATTTAGGTCAAGTGGTTCGCAGTCTCCTCTGCCTAAGTGTATTTCATTCCGCATTTAGGTGTAAATCCTGCGAGATACATTCACCATCAATCTGATATCAGAGTGTGCATTCTCTGACTTAACAGGAAAGAATAAAGATGCCAAATACGTCCACTCTTACTGAAGAAGAAAAAAGAGAACACAAGAACAGAATACAAAGGGAATGGTACGCAAAAAATAGAGAGCATTGTTTAAAAAAATTAAAGATTTATAGAGATAAACCCTCTTCTAAGGCAAAGAGGAAAATATACGATGAAAAGAATAAAGATAGAATTGCATTTCTGGCAAGGCAATCAAGATTAGCAGATCCAGACGCTTACAATAAGAAGAGGCGGGAACGCTACAAAAAGTTAAGCCCAGAGTCTAAGGAAAGATTACTTGCAAAGGGTAGGGAGTATAGAGGTAAAAATAAACAGAAGGTAAAAGAATACAACAAGATTTATCAGAAACAAAACAAATCAAAGCATAACGAGATTTGCAGAAAATGGAACGAGAATAATAAGGAAAAACGGGCCAAGACTTTAGAAGAATATAAGCAATCAGATAGCTATTATAACCAGCTTTTGTTAGGAGGGACGAACCTCCCAAAAGGCTTTAAATTCCCTCAAGTATTGATTGATTTAAAGCGTGAACACGTTCGCATATTGCGATTTATTAACAACTAACCAATAGAGGTTTTATGGCAGACGAAGACCATAGTTTCATCAAGAACGCACAAAATCTTAGGTGGAGATTGGCACAAGCCTATAACGAGTGTGAGAACGGAGATATGAAGACGGGACAAGCAAAGGAGTTAGCCAATATTGCTGGCAAGATGATTAACTCCGCAAAAGCCCAACTTGAATACTATGCCTTACAGAAAAAAGAACCTCCTAAAATGGATTTTTTAGAAGAGGTTGAATGATAAGTAGTGGTGACGAGTTTTTTCAGTTAGTAGTGGCGATGAGGAACGCACAAAAGCGTTATGTCAAAGAACGGATTCCAAAGAATTTGGAAGAAGTCAAACGTTTGGAAAGACGTTTGGATAATTATTTAGTAACCATCAGAGAACAAGAAGTTTCTGGAAAGGGTATTCTATGGACGGAGCGAAAATAAAATTAGGTGCTTTGTGGATGCGTCAAAAAGATGACGGATCGGTATCGATTTCGGGTAAGTTGGAGATCGATAATGTTAACATATTTCCGAATGATTATTGGGAAGAAGGTAGTAACAAACCTACCCATATTATTTGGGGATATGGTAAGAAAAAAGGTGCAAAAGTAGAGACAGAATCAGTCACTTCTGACGCACCCAAACAGACTCAATTTGAGTCAAAAATTAGTGATAAAATTCCCTTTTAACTTCGGTCCCATTGGAAGGGTTTATGGCTCATAGGACGAGCCTTCTTTTAACTTTGGCACACCAGATGCAATTAAGTATATCTTCTTTTAAGAATATATATAGAAAATATTCGTTTAACGAATATCCAGATTTATCCAATATAAATCTGGGAAGTTATTTAACGATTATATTCGAAAGTTATCTAAGCATCTGGTGTTTGCTTTTTGTTTTGGGACAAAAACCAAACTTTTTTAAGCGAACATTTTCTTCGGATGGAAATCAAAGAATCAGAAATTCAAAGATCCATACTTGAGTGGTCTAAGCTCATAGACGGGTTAAATGTTTTCAGAGTCAACGTTGTCGGCATTCGTGGAAGAAAAGCCACGAATACGGGAATGGCTGACTTAATCGGGCAATACAGTTTTGCGGGTATCCCGATTTTAATTTGGTGGGAGGTTAAGAAACCAAAAGGGAAGCAATCAGAGACGCAGAAGGATTTCGAGAAATTAGTACGGAAAGACGGAGGGTATTACTTCGTTGTCACCTCAATACAAGACGCACAAGATGCCTTATCAGCAATCGAATCTGAACTCCAACGAAAAATTTCAACGAGTTTCCTTGGAAGAGGAAGTTCAGCCTCCAAAGGGACCAGAGAATATCATATCGGACGGGGAACGTCCCACCCTAAGAACCCTCTATGAGCAAGCCGTTAGGTTTCATCACTTCTTGTTCGAGTGCGGAGACAACGATCAAGCGTTGCGGTTTGAGACTTATCTGAATTGGCATTTCGAGAACGAAGGCTTGCCCGTCAGAGCAAAGGTGATTCGGAGGAAAGAACTGAATTGTTTTCAGATCGACCGTCAGCGAAAGATTCTGACCCCACAAGAGGTAATGGCTAGGGCAGATGCTAAAAAACGATTTATGACCACTTTAATCGCCAAATGGGGCATAAAAAATGGAAAGCAAAGAAGATATTATAGCAAAACTAAGGGGGGAACTCGAAATAACCCCTATTGGAAACCGAAGACGGAAACCGTCCAAAAAGGGGCTACGGAACCAACTGTTCAAGCAACTGAAGAACGATCCTGAATTCTGGGAATCCGTCTGGGCAGAGTATCTGGCGTTAAAACCTCTTGAATCAATTGCCAGAGGTTACGCAATCCCGAAGATGACACTTTACAAGTGGATCAGAGAGGATGACCAACAAAGACAGATGAAGGAGGAGTGCGATCAAATAAGGGCTGATACGTCTGCAGAACGGATACAAGAAATCGGGGGAATGGCGTTAAAGGATGAAGACGGAAAATTCCATCACCACAAAGCAAGAATTGCGTTGGATGCTTTGAAGTGGTCAGCCGAAAAAGGCAACCCGTCAAAGTACGGACATAAGCAGGAAATTAGTGTGACCAAAACGGTAAGAGAAGAACACGTTCATCAGTTAAGGGAGATGTCAAAAATTAAAGACGTAACGCCACAAAAGAAACAAATTACTGATGGCGATAAGTCCTAAATTCGAGCCTCATTGGGTCCACACTTCACCCGTTGATATGGACGGACAATTGTTGGTGATTAATCACTTCAGAGGGTATCAAGACAAACCGATTATGCTGACCTACGCAGAAGTCCAAAACTACATCAGAGATATGAACGGGTTGGATAAAATTCATAAGTGGGTAGTTGATCAAGCAGATGTCTACGAATTAATGGCTTATTTTATCCGTTTTTCTCAAGACGTAGAACGGGGGTTCTACTTAGCGAAAGGTAAACATTAACCCAAATAAGGAGGACTTATGGGAATGATACTTGTCGCTATTTACGTTGGCTCAACGGTAGCAGGATGTTTGGGCGTGATGTACATCCTCTGGCGTTACGAAGTCAAAATCGAATTAAGAGAAAAACCCTGTACAAAATGCAGTACAGAAACTGAAGGAAACTCAATCGCAGAGTACGGACTATGGCCCACGAATTAATCAGTCAACGTGAGTGTATGTTTTGCCACTCAGTAAAGCATATGGTTGAGGTTCATTCTCACTACCATTGCACCCGTTGCGGACGAGCCAATTGGGAATGTTGTGACGGCTTAACCGAACAATCGGTAACTGATGACGAACCAGAGGAAATACATCAGCACTTTGACTTCCTTGGGGAACCCATCGGATCACACACACTATTGGATGATGAAGACGCACTTGGATCGGCGGGATACGGAACAGACGAATACTACGGATTCTACGGAGGGGATGACTTCTAAGGAACTGATTCATACGGTTCTCAATATGTTCCCGAAGAGTTATGTGGAGAAGGTTACTTACTTTACGGATGTTATTGAAGAAAAGGAGAAAAATGGAAGATTGTGAACACGAACTTGTCTTTCAGAAAGTGGTGGATGATTGCTGGTTTGTCCACCTTTGTAAACGTTGTGATCAAGTGGTCTTGAGTAACAGAGTCGAAGGGGTGATTGAAGACGAATTAGAAACTGAAGAAGAAGGAATTGAATGCTGAAGATTGGAGAGATTTACTTTACTGAATCTGATATGGGTGAAATTAAACTGAATCGGAACTTTGAAGGGCTAAACGAAACCACACAAATTGACGTTTTGCAGGACTTGATGGGGGATGTTACTCAACTCCATATGGATGCAATTGAGAGGTGGAAAGAGGTAATGACGAAGATTCGAGAAGAGGGGTGAAAACTACTCGCAGACATACCGTTAGCGAGTCGCATACGCCCGATCATATTATGCCGAAAATCAGATGCGTGTAACTCGTAGTGAGCTACAAAGATCGTTGCAAATAGTGGGTTTACGGGGGATTAGGGTGTTTCTCCGTACTAATCCCGCAAAACAGAGGGGTAGACGGGGTATATCCTGCCTGTTTGGACCCCCCGCCCCCGCCCCTTCAGCAAGACGGCAACGGCATATTCAACACCCAAACATCTTAAAAAATTGGATGAATTCAAAACCCATACAGTCAAAATTTTTTTAATAATTCTCACACCCATACAATCTGGAATCTTTAAAAAATAAACACCCATACAAATCAATTTTATGGTGGAACATTTAGCTAACGGAAATTTTATTGTGAGACTCCCTTCTGGAAGGGTGATCGAGTATGAGAAGACTCCAGACGGAGGAGGAAAACCCGTAACGGTAATTGAACCAGACGGAATGGTTTATTTTGAGTCAGATATGATTGAAGCAAGAGAGTTGATTAAGTCTCAAAACAGAAACAACCCATAATTTTTTTTTATGAAAAAGAAACATTCGTCTTCTCTTACTGGAGAAGAATTCAAGTTGAAGCGTAAGGAGTTAGGAATTCGGATACAAGATTTTGCAGAGTTTATTGGAGTCAGTAGGCAGACGGTTTTTAATTGGGAGAAGGGTTTAGTTCCGTTACCGAAGTATGCAGAAGTTTTGTTGGATTCGTTATGCGATAGGGTTTGGTTGTTGAGGTTGGATTTGATGAGTGAGGAGATATCAGAGTTAAGGAAGTTTTTAATCAAGAGTAATGAAAGACGAAGATTGGGTTGATTCAGTAACCCCGAAGGAACCGAAGACGAGAATGAAGAGACAGTTAAAATTTTTTTTATTATTTTTGCGTAGGCATATTGACCGATTACTAAAGAGATTGACGGACTGAATTTTTTTTAAAACTTAATTGAGGTTGAGCTTTAAATTGAAAAAGTGTGGAGCTTTTTTATTGATTTGGTCCGTCATCACTTACTGACAATTCGTCACACCTTACTGACTGATGATTCAAGTAAAATTAAACGTTGAAGTTGAGGGAACGTGGCTGACTCCGTTGAGGTACTACGGAAAAGACGAGAAGGGGAAAAGTAAGTACGTCTTCCGTTGTCGGTGCGGGGTGGAGAAAGTGATTCGTAGGGTGAACGTCATCACGCAGAGAGGAGAAAGCAGAACGAAGAGTTGCGGGTGTAAGAAAGCGCAGTTTTTGAGGGAACTGAAGACAAAGAACAAGTTTGATAAGGGGAACGTCCCTTGGAATAAAGGAATCCGTTGGAAGAAGAAGAATAAGGGAAAAGAAGGTTGGAATCGGGGAATGTTGAGGATTACCAGAGAAGACGGATCGAAGGAGTGGGTGAAGGTATCAGATAAGGTTTTAGGAAAGCATCATAAGTGGTGCGAGTGTGGGTGCAAAAAGATAAGAAAGTTTGGGAATCGGGAGTGGGCAATTGGTGAATATGAATTACAGAATTCCCCTCTGTAGAACGGGTCTTGTTCGGCTATTTCTCCGTCAGCCAATAACGGTTGAGAGAATTGTTTTGCGACAGTATGACAAGCACTCGTTGTTCTTCAACTACGGAGGGGGATACTGATGAAATCCTTAAAACAAAGACAGCAATTGGAGGGATATTTGGCAGAATACGATCCTAGAATGAGGTATGCAGAAAAAGAGTTTATGGAGGATGACGTTAACCGTCCGAAGCACTACACGTTTTCAAAAATTGAGGTAATTGACGCAATTGAGGAGTGGAATCTGAACTTTAGGTTGGCAAACGTTGTTAAGTATATCGTCCGATCTCCGCATAAAAGAAACCGTCTGAAGGATTTACTGAAGGCAAGATTCTATTTAGAGAGGGAGATCCATTTAATTGAGAAAGAACTTGGTATTTCGGACTAGGCAACGTCCGTTTGTCAGAAAGAATAAGAAGAAAATGTATGATGTTTGGAGGTTACAGACTCCCGAAGAGTATTACGATTATGATTTCGAGTGTTATGAGTGTGGTTGTTCTACCGATTATGCAGAATATATTGGAATTCACCCGTATTGTTTAAACTGTTTTGAGGAATTAAATGGCGAAGAAGAAGAAAAGTAGTGAGAGAACGCATAGGGTTTTAAACTTAACAAAAGAAGCGCATATTGCGTTAGGGAAGTGTCTAAAATTTTTAATAAGATCAGACGGGTTCCCCCCAAATTTGAACCAAACGGAGTGTGGATATTTAAGGGACTTGTCAGACTATATTGATTACCGTCTGGCAAGAGAATTAAGAAACTATAAGAGCTATGAGCGTCAACGAAACGAGTTGATTCCAGAAGCAGAAAGGTTGGCAAACAAAAAGGTAAGAGAAAGAGGGTTTGATGCGTCAGAACAGTTGACCAAACAAACCTATTGGTCTGAACAGTTTTTACAAGCTATGGACTTATTGGCTCATAGGCATTTGGGAGTCTCTTGTAGTTGGATTAACGAAGAAAGGTATGAAAAATATGTTGGAGACGGATCTACAAAAGAAAACGGAACGTTGGGTAGGAGAGCAAGTCAGTAGGTGTTGGGAGTGTCGGGTATACGAACTTCCAAAATTCTACCGTCTGGATTGGCAGTTGATGAGAGACGGAGAAACTTTCGGATTTGGAGAGTTTAAGGGGCGTAGTTATACATACGCCCAACTTGAAGAAATGGGAGGATTTATGCTTAGTCTCTCGAAATTTCTTCATATGAGTATGACCAGCCAACATACGGGACTCCCCGTATATTTATTTACCAAATTAGGTGATTTGATCCTATCGTATGAGCATCTAACGGGACGAAACCAATACCATAAGGTTTCAAGATTTTTTAAGTCTCACCGTCAGAGAAAAACGGACGTAGAACCAGCCGTTGTTATTCCTATGGATCACTTCAAACCCGTCAATAAATGAAGGGATTATGGCTTAAAATGAATCGTCAGGAATTAGAAGCGTTGGATGACGTTCTTGACGTAATATTAAGCGTGATGGGTAACTCTATGGTGGACTGTTACTTTCGGGGTATTCCTCAGAGTGATCTGATTTCACTACATAAAAAGGTTATGAGTCGGCTTGATCTAGAATATGGGCCAGAAGTACGCAATTCGTCAAAAATAGTTGACGGAAGAGAGCGTATGGTTCAAACCCGTTTTCTAGACCAAAATGAGCGAAGTCAAAGCATTTATAGAGAAGTACCAGAATGATCCGTTAAATTTTGTAAAAAATTGTTTAGGATATGAAGTCGATCCGTTTCAGGAGGAGTTGTTAACCGAAGTCGGTAAAGGAACACGAAAACTTAGCTTAAAGTCGGGCCACGGGACGGGAAAAAGTACCTCACTTTGCTGGATAATCATCTGGCATTTACTCTTTAAATTTCCACAAAAAACAGTAGTAACTGCACCATCTACGGGGCAGTTGGATTCTGCAGTTTGGGCAGATATCAAAAGTATGATTGATCAACTTCCCAGCGCATTAAGGGATATGATTGAGTATACGTCAGAACGCATTTATTTAAAGGAAGCACCTAATGACTCATTCATTAACAAAAAAGTTTCGAGATTGGACAATTATGACGCTTTGCAGGGTGTTCATAGTTCTGGTTCTGTTCTGCTTGTTGTGGACGAAGCTTCTGGGGTGCATCCAAAAGTTTTTGAAGCGTCTTATGGAAGTATGTCAACGGAGAACGCCCGAATGATTCTGACGGGTAACCCAACGCAGAATAGTGGCTACTTTTATGAGACGTTTCACGCTATGAAAAGCGAGTGGTACAATATCACCGTCAGTTGTTTAGATTCTCCCAGAGTATCCCAATCCTACATCAACGAAATGAAGGCGATGTATGGAGAAGATTCACCCGTTTATGCAATCAGAGTTTTAGGAGAATTTGCAAAATCGGATGACGATACGTTTATCCCGTTTGATCTTGCATATTCTGCAGTCGAAAGGGATGTGGAACCCGATCCAGATGCAAAGGTTGTTTGGGGGGTGGACGTAGCGCATTTT